CGAAACTAACCCAGAAATCTACGATAAAACATACGAGTGGTACACATCTGGTCCTCGTCAGCGTCTCCAGCCGGGTGGAGCCATAGTAGTGGTGATGACTAGGTGGTCAAAGAAAGATTTGACGGGTCAAGTACTTAAAGCTGCGGCGCAAAGGTCAGGTGAAGAGTGGGAAGTAATTGATTTTCCTGCAATCCTACCCTCGGGTAAACCCCTATGGCCCCAGTTTTGGTCTTTAACAGAACTTTCTGCACTAAAAGAAGAACTTCCAAATGGAAAGTGGATGGCGCAGTACATGCAGCAGCCCACTTCGGACGTTTCAGCCATTATTAAGCGTGAGTGGTGGCAGATTTGGCCGGAAGATGACCCTCCGTTCTGCGAATTTTTGATTCAGTCATGGGATACGGCGTTTTTAAAGACAGAACGCTCGGACTATTCAGCTTGCACAACGTGGGGTGTGTTCTATAAACCAGATGCTACTGGGATAAATAGGGCAAATATTATTCTGCTCAATGCGTTCAAGTCTCGCATGGAGTTTCCAGAGTTAAAGCAGCGGGCAATGCAGGAATACAAAGAGTGGAATCCAGATACCCTGGTGGTTGAGGCAAAAGCGGCAGGAAGTCCTCTCATTTTTGAGCTTCGTGCAATGGGTATACCCGTGCAAGAATTTACGCCGACTAAAGGCAATGACAAGATAGCCCGGTTAAACTCGGTGGCTGACATATTTGCGTCGGGAATGGTGTGGGTTCCAAACACTAGCTGGGCGGAAGAACTTGTGGAAGAGGTTGCAAGTTTTCCATCTGGCGAACACGACGACATGGTGGACTCCATGTCACAAGCACTTATACGTTATAGACGTGGTGGCTTTATTAGGCTAGAGTCCGATGAAGAAGATGAACCACGGCAATTTCGCAGAAAAGAACCGTACTATTAAGGATAGGTATGGCAACACAGAAATTCATGGGTAAGGGCCAGTTGGCCAAACGACTCGCAGCTCAAGTGGGCAACGAGGGTAAAGCCATTGCGATTCTTAAAAAACGTGGCGATATGTCCAAGGCTGGGGTACTTACCAAAAAGGGTAAAGCTCGGGATAATATGACAGCCGAAGAACGTGCAAAAGACCGTGCGGCAAAGAGTAGTGGACGCCCCGCCAAAGATTTCAAGTACACCGCTCGCACTAATAGAGCAACACTCAAAGGGTAAATTATGGCTATTGATAAAGCACTGTACCAAGCACCACAAGGACTTGACGCTCTGATGGAAGAGCCGATGATTGAGATTGAGATGGAGCCTGATATTGAGATAACTGAGTTAGAAGTTGATCTTAATCCTAAAACTTCTAATGGGGATGACTCGTTTGACGACAACCTGGCTGAGTTTTTAGATGAGAGCGTGCTTGAGGAACTTGCCAGTGAGTTAGCCAGTGACTTTGACGATGACATTGGTAGCCGCAAAGACTGGATGCAGACTTATGTAGATGGTCTAGAACTCTTGGGGATGAAGATTGAGGAGCGCACCGAGCCATGGGAAGGCGCTTGCGGTGTGTATCACCCCCTGTTATCAGAAGCTTTGGTTAAGTTCCAAGCTGAGACCATGATGAGTACGTTCCCAGCCGCTGGTCCGGTGAAGACTCAGATCATTGGTAAAGAAACACCAGAGAAAAAAGCTGCCGCTGTTCGTGTGCAAGATGACATGAACTTCCAGCTTACGGACGTGATGACTGAGTTTCGCCCTGAGCATGAGCGCATGTTGTGGGGCTTGGGTTTGTCTGGCAATGCGTTCAAGAAAGTTTATTTTGACCCGCATTTAGATCGTCAGATTTCTTTGTTTGTACCCGCAGAAGATTTAGTTGTGCCTTATGGTGCAAGTAATTTAGAGACGTCTGAACGTGTGACTCACGTCATGCGCAAGACAGAGAATGAGCTACGCCGCTTGCAAGTGGCTGGCTTTTATCGTGACATTGAATTGGGCGATCCAGATAACGTACTAGACGAAGTTGAAAAGAAAATTGCGGAAAGGATGGGCTTTAGAGCCACGACTGATAGCCGCTACAAACTTCTTGAGATGAGTGTTGATCTTGACCTGCCAGGTTATGAGCACGAAGAAAATGGCAAACCTACAGGTATCAAACTGCCCTACATTGTGACCGTTGAAAAAGGGTCTAGCAAAGTTTTGGCCGTGCGCCGTAACTGGGAGGAAAGCGATGAGACCTATCAAAAACGACAGCACTATGTCCATTACGGATATGTTCCCGGGTTTGGTTTCTATTGTTTTGGCCTCATCCACCTCATTGGGGCTTTTGCTAAGTCAGGCACTTCTCTTATTCGTCAGCTTGTCGATGCTGGTACTCTAAGCAACTTACCCGGTGGCTTTAAAGCTCGTGGCTTGCGAGTTAAGGAAGATGACACTCCAATTTCTCCGGGTGAGTGGAGAGACGTTGACGTGCCAAGCGGTACGATCCGTGATAACTTATTGCCGCTTCCATATAAAGAACCTAGCCAGACATTGATGGCTTTGCTGGGTCAGATTGTGGATGAGGGACGCCGCTTTGCAAACACTGCTGATCTTCAAATCAGTGATATGTCGGCTAACTCTCCCGTGGGTACAACACTGGCTATTCTGGAGCGCACGCTTAAAGTAATGAGTGCTGTACAAGCACGTATTCACTACTCAATGAAGCAAGAGTTAAAACTCTTAAAAGGCATCATTGCTGATTACACGCCAGAAGATTACGACTACCAGCCCACCGAAGGTTCACGCAAAGCTAAGCGTAGCGACTACGACAATGTGGACGTGATTCCAGTCAGCGATCCTAATGCGTCAACTATGGCGCAAAAGATTGTGCAGTACCAAGCAGTTATGCAGTTGGCGCAGCAGTCACCACAGCTTTACAACATGCCACTCTTACATCGTCAGATGCTTGATGTGTTGGGTATTAAAGAAGCGGCCAAACTTGTGCCAATGGAAGAAGACCAGAAGCCTACCGATCCAGTGTCGGAGAATCAGAATGTGTTGATGATGAAGCCAGTCAAGGCATTCATGTATCAGGACCACCAAGCACACATCATGGTTCACATGTCGGCTATGCAAGATCCCAAGATTATGTCACTGCTCCAAAACAACCCAATGGCTCAGCAGTTACAAGCTGCAATGATGGCTCACATCAACGAGCACTTAGGCTTTGAGTATCGCAAACAGATTGAGCAACAGTTGGGTATGAGTTTGCCACCTCAGAAAGATGAGTCAGGCGAAGATATCAACATGGATCCCGAAGTTGAGGCGCGTTTGGCTCCCCTGCTGGCACAAGCCGCACAACGTTTACTGGCTGGCAATCAGCAACAGGCCGCACAACAGCAGGCTCAGCAACAAGCGCAAGATCCGCTGGTTCAGTTGCAACAACAAGAGTTGCAGATCAAGCAAGGCGACTTGCAGCGCAAGGTGACTAAAGATCAGACTGATGCGGCGCTCAAACAAGAGCAGTTGAAGATTGACGCACTGAAGTCAGTAGCGCAGATGCGCAATCAGAAACAAGAACACTTGATTGACAAAGGTGTTGAGGTGTTATCACACCTGTCTAATAAACATCACGACCAGTCTGGTCAGGAACGAGACCACTTGCATACTGGGCTACAAACAGTCTTGAACAAGAATCGTGAAACACCTACAACTCAGGAGTAGTAATGGACATTATTGAAGTACTGGTAAAGCAATCTGACGAGAAGGTTGCTCAACTCAAAGACTACTTGGCCGATGGCCGGGTAGAAAATTTTGAAGAGTACAAGAAACTCTGTGGTGAGATCAAGGGTCTGCTTACTGCACGAGGATATGCACTAGACCTGCAACAAACCATGGAGAACTCGGATGAATAGTTCCATCCTGTTGGCTACAGACGCCAACAACCCGCAAGTTGTCGGAGCCTACAACTTCACTGCCACCGCAGAGGAGAAAGGCAAACAGCTACCCAGACCATCAGGTTATCGTATTTTTTGCGCAATTCCGGAAGCGGAAAAGCAATTTGAAGAAAGCGAAATTGGCTTGATTAAAGCAGACGAAACTATGCGCAATGAAGAGACACTCACAACTGTCTTGTTTGTTGTAGACATGGGACCAGACTGCTACAAAGACCCCACACGTTTTCCAAGCGGAGCATGGTGTAAGCAAGGTGATTTTGTCCTT